GTAGTATAGCATAAAAAAAGACCCCCGTAAAGGGGTCCTTGTGCCAGTTTGAGAACAGGTCTTTGATGCCTCTTGTCGGAGACTGATATACTTTCGTGCCGAACTTTCGGTTCTACAAAGTTTTTCAAGTTTCTTTCCATTGTGTAGAACAATGTATCCAGAGTTTCCATATGCCAGAGCAGCATATTCTCCCTTGTTGATTAGAAATCCGTCCTTCATCTGTTATCAATACTTATCAATTTCAATGAAGCGATGTCCCTTCCTGGCGCAATCGTGCTTACCAATTATCTGTGGAACAGTACGATAGCAGATGTAAGGAACATTTTTTACAGGAAGTTCCAAATTACCCATAGACCAGGTTGGAGCATAATCCTTTTCAACCATTAAATAACTTGATTCCAAAGAGAATTGCAGTTCTTTCTTAAATGCTTGGATGTTCTTTTTTGCTTCAGCAGGTATGTGTTTGTTGCTATAAGGAATAATCTCAATAGGTTGATCGTTCTTTACAATAGCAGGAAGAATGTGTTGACACCATGCTCTCCAAGCATAAGTTTCATTATCGGCAGAAAGAAGAACAACTTTCTTACCATCAACAACGACACCAGATTTCTTACACCATTCTTTCCACTTTTTAGCATCTTGAACGAGAACCAGAGGATCTCCACCACCAACTCCTCTCCTTAAAATAGAAGTAATTATTTTGGTAATGTTATGATCAGCAAAGTGATTTTGGATACTCAAATCATAGTGCAAGTAGTTACGAACTTCTACTTCAGTTAGAAGCAATTGTTCTTGTTTAATGAGAAGAAGACATCCAAGAATAACAGACTCCATTGTTGCTCCAAAGGAGGGATCGTGTCGAAGATTTTCTGTTAGACCATCGGTAATCTTACTCTTCAAAGAATCATCTGTGATGACGTAATAGAATGCTGGAATATAACGCTCACCACGGCTTTTTCCAGCAATAATTCTACCTCTTCCGTCTCGTGAATAACCATCAGTTCCCATAATTGGAGGAGGATCTTTTATCTTAAAACCTTCAACTTCAAACGCATTTTCAAAACATTGAATACGCTCTTCGGTATTTCCCTCTTCACGAATACCAACATTCAACCACTTATCATCATTCTCATCAACTTCGTTGAGATCAAGAATACCAATGTGAGAGAATGTGCCACCTTTAATCTTTGGTGGATAAATACCTTTTTTTATATAATCTTCCAGGTCGATAACACCCAGTTCGTTATTAAATTTGGGGATTTGATGCACACCTTCGATAGGCATTTCGTAAGACATAATTTGCTCCGTTGTAAAATACATTTGGTACAATCAAAGTGCAAATGCGGTTTGATTGCTATGATAATCATAACAACTTTGGGTGGGGATGTCAAGCCCCTGGATTAGTCTTTATCGGTTTGAGAACAGGTCTTTGATGCCTCTTCAAGTTGTTCGATTAACTCTTGTTTCTGTATAGAAGTCAAAGAGTTATTTTGTTGAATATTCTCAATCAACATTTTTGATTGAGAACAAGATAATAAAACTATAAGTATCAAAGATATCATTTCTTTTCTTCCTTTATAAAGTATTTAAGTTGATTGATTTCTGCCTCATATTCAAGAACCTTATTTTCCAAGTATTTAATTCTTTTTTGATGCTGTTCTACAAGTTCAGTCATCACTTTATAGTTTTGGTTATTTGCCATCACCATACTCCGAGTTTTGACACAGGAACTCTTCAAAAAAGTAATCAACGGTGATTTCTAATCGCTCAGCGTGAGACTCTGCCCATACAATAAAATCTTCTTGTTGCTCTTCACATTCGTTGCCGTAATAAATCATTTGGAAGCACCTTCTTTAACGGTTTTTTCGTAATATTTTTGATATATTTTATCATCATTACAATCAGGATGCCATCCTGCCTGCGAACTACAGAACTCTACCTTTGCTTTTTGGTAATCGTATGCCTTGATAAGTTTAGCATCTCTTTTAGTAAGAAATGCATTCCACCCAAGAATAGCAATAAAAGCAAGAAAGACGAAAGTGATTTGATTGGATTTCATAAGAATACCTTTGGAAGACCTGCAATAATAAGAAAGGATAAGAGTGCAACTATATCATAACATTTATGTTTAATCATATAAGGAATTGCAAGAGAATTGCCTAACATATACAGTCTTGAACCAAGCACTGTATCATGATACATCGTAATGGTGTATGCAAAACAAATGATTAAACTTGAAACAATTCGTGCCTTATTTTCCATATAAATCAAAAAGAAGGGCAAATATCATATCTAAGTTCGGTTTGAGAAGTATCCATCTGTTCCCAATAAGAATACAGTTTGTTGTAAAGTGCCGGAACACTTCCATATTCTCTAGCAATTCTATTTTGTTCTACTGCTTCAAGAGCTTCAAGTGCAGAGATTATCACTCCCAGTTCATGAACATTTAAATTTAAATTTATTTCAGTCATATTAAAATCCTTTGAGAATGAGTCTTTGAGAAATGCACACCGAAAGGTCGTAAACAAGTTGTTCATCAACCTGACCCAACTTAGCATTAATTGCCTCTGGAATCAAGTCAACCATCAAATCAAAAAATCGATCATCATCTCTGATGTATTCTGCCACATCCGAAATGAGAGCATCGCAAAGTTTGGAAATTGTGTTGTTTGAGAGTGTCATTGGGTTTGTGTGGATTACCTTTGTATTATACTGCCTGGATTAGGACATTGGTAGAGGACGGTACCAGTTTGGAGATTGGCACACTCTTTTTTAAGAAATATACTCAGAATATAAAATTTGTTCTTGTTCTCTTGCTTCTATTTCGTGTAGTTGTTGTTCATATTCGTAATCTTCCATACATTCTTGACCATAATACATTTTTCCTCTTTTCTGGCGGAGAGAACCAACTACCCACTGTCTGAGATGAACCAGTTCGTGTAAAAGAGTTTTAATATACAACTCTTCGCTCATATGAGTATCAAGTTCAATCAAGAATTCTCTGGGTCGATAAGAATCTCCAACAAAATCACACCACCCACAAACACCCTCTCTTTTGAGACCACGATGAAGAACTTCAACATAGATTTTGTGTCTCGGCAAAAATTTATTCAAAAACCAAAAGGTAACATCCTTACAGAGGGGCTTTGAATAACCATATCCAGTAATTTCAAGAATAGACATTGTCCCCAGTGAAGAAAAATAATAAAGGATGAAACAAAAACTAAACGACTCAAATTATTTAATTGCATCCGAAGGAAGCTCCACCAATAAATGCTCCTACCGGAACAGACCATCTATATCCATCACCACGACTCATACTTGCCGCAATACCACCACCCAGAATACCTCCTAAAATAGTTCTGGTCGGATCACAATATGATCTGGATGAAGATGTTCTTCGACCACAAGAAACATTATATCTCTCAACATTCACATATCCTTGTTGGTAGTTTCCATACCTATCATAATATCCAGGAACATAAACCTCACGACTTCGAGTGCATTCATCAAATTCGGTGACCTGTTGAGATTGTGCCGGAACTGAAATCAAAGTGAGTGAAAGAAGAAGAATTAGTTGTTTCATTTTTCGGATTGTTTTGCAAGTGTTACATACTCATATTCTTGTGGATAAACAACCAAACAAACATCATGTATTTTATTCTCACCTTGATTGATACAAACGGTGATATATTCATCACAAATAAATTGGATTTTTCCAAGTTGATTGCGATAATATACTTTCAACCCTTTATAGAATGTTTGACTCATAATTTACCTTGCACACAAATAAGAACCTACCCAGTCGGCATTTGCCAGCAACCATTCACGTTGCTCAATCAGACGTAAATCATAACGAACACCTTTGGCAGGTGAAGACCAACTGGCAGATTTTAGAACCTCCCCAGTCTCACGATTGATAAAGCAATGAACCGAACGTTGTCCATCTGCATTCATAACAATCTTGTGATACTTGCGACCACTCTCAAGAATAAAATTATAATCACAAATACCTTCTTTCAATTCATCAATCTTTTGTTGATGATAACCAGGAGTTGCATCAAAACGATCCTTGGAGATTTGGTGATGACGAATGTTATACTCAATAAAATTGTGCTTGAGAGCATCACACAACATTAGTGACCATTCGGTTACTTTCAGTTGAATGGTGTTTCGAGCATCCTGTTCTGAAACAAACTGGGCAAAGGTGGCAGTCATTGGGGAAGAATGCTTGTTTGTGTATATGATTATTATAAGGCATTTAAAGGCATTAGAAGTGCCCTGTGTGCCAGTTATTGAGGTGGCGGGAGTTTTGGTGCATTCATCTCAACTGTGGTTTTCTGTAGATTAAACATTAAACCGTCCAAGGTTTTGGCAAGAGGTCCAAATCCAATACTGGCAACAATGATGCCAAAAATGGTTCCGGAAATAAAATTAATCATTATAAGTATTGTTCAAGACTTGATGATGCATTTCTTTTTCTTGGGGTCTGTTTGACTTTTTTGGAAATATAATCCTTTGCCCCAACAAGATTGTTTGAGACATGAACTTGTTTGCCATCACAAATAATGACAAACTTATTTCCAAAAGGAACGGCAGACCACTTTCCATCTTTAGTTACATAACCTTCTGGTCCGGATGAAGTACTATTCAAAATGCCGGAGTTTGGAATATTTGGAAGCATCATAAGAAAGTTCCTGTTGCAGTTAGAATTCTGGCATTTGGGTGCTGAGCCATCGCAACCTGCTTTGCCTCATTCAAATTGTTGGCATAGCACTCGAACCACCAGGTTTTTCCACCAACCCAGAGCTGAACTTTGTACTTCATCTTGAATTTTTTTGGTACTCTGTTATTATAGCAGGTCTTCGAGGAAATTGGAGAGTGGAGTGGACGGTTGTTCAGGTGGCACACTAAAAAGATTTTGTAAAGGATTTTCTTCAATATCTCTTATCCAACCTTTTGCTTTTTCGTAATAATCTAGATCTGATTCTATTCCAATATATTTTCTATTAGAAAAAATACAAGCAATACAGGTACTTCCACTGCCCATACAATTATCAAGAACCACATCACCAGGATTAGAATAAGTTTTAATAAAATATTCAATCATTTTAATTGGTTTTTGAGTTGGATGAAATTTTAATGGATCATCATTGTTAATAACTGGAAATTTTATAATATCTCGAGGATAACGTAAAGTTCCACCACCAATATTTCCTAAACGTTTATCTACATGATTGTAGTTTCTTTTTCTATCTGGTTTTTTTATGTTATCCTTAGGAAGAACAGCATTCATTGGTTTGTTTCCATCAGTCATTTGTGGATTATAAGTGGGAAGATTACGATAAAATACCAACACATTCTCGTGCGCTTTCATGGGCATTTTCTTTGCATTGAGATGCCCAGTTGCTTTATTTTTTTCCCAAATCCATTCATATTTAAAATCTTTTAAATTTGAACATGCAAGGGTCTTGTCAAAGGGAGATTGTGCAGTCAATAAAATTGCACCATTTTTTTTTACAATTCTATAATATTGCTCCCAAAGTTTATCAAAAGGAATTAATGTATCCCAAGAATTCTGTGTAGTCCCGTAGGGTAAGTCTGCGAAGACCATATCCACACAACCATCAGAAAGTGTGGACATAACCTCTAAACAATCACCATGAAATAACTTGTTCATACGATAACGAGTTCATCAAGATTTTCTATAATTATATCACAAAAATCATCTTTTGTCTTCTTTTGTGTTACATCTCTAATATCAAACATCAAATCAATTACTTGTACTTTGTTTTCATATTGTTTGGTCAGCACAGGAACAACATTTGTACGAGACTTATAAGACAAAACATTATCAAATCCCCCAACTACACCAGTTTTCTTAAATCTTGGTGCAAGACGAGGACAAATAGAAATGAATAGAACTTTTTCCAAATCAATATCAGGAGCATATATCAATCGTGCTGCTTCTCCAATAGTTGTGTTGGCATAGTTTTTGATATTCTTGGCAATGTTACTGTTCATTGCTTTTCCAAGAATTACAACTTTAAGTACACTATCAACAAATCCTGCAATATCAAGATCAAAAGTGCCACCAAATCCATCAACAGGAAGTTTATACTCAAATTTCCAGTTATAATTTGCCCATATAGGATTAACATTCAAAACTTCATCAAGTAAAATTGCATGGAAAATATTAGTTCTCTTGTCGGAACGAACATTTTCAAAAGAGGTTTGTAGAAAAGTTTCCATGTGGTGTTTTGATTACTCCGTAATCATAGCACCCCCAACCCATTTTAGAGAGGTCTTTGTGTCAGTTTAGCGATTGATCACCGAAACGGCAATATCTCCATTCTTAAAGATAATGTCCACCACATTTTGGATCTTAGTTGCTGTTCCTGTGGATGCCTTGTCAAAGGTGGGGCAAATCACAAGACCATAGGATTTGGTGTATGATCCCAGATTACCTGCTGTAAGGGCACCAGAGCGTATTCCAGCAGCATCCTGTGGATGTAATCGTAATGTTCTTCCCACCGTCTGTGCAATACCCACAATATCCATAGATCTCATAAAAATGACTGCCTCTAGAGCAGAGATATTAATACCCTCACATAATATTGAATGATGAAGAACCACAAACTTTTTATTCGTATCTTTACCCCAAGAATTAAGAGTCTCAAAAAATACTTCACGACTTACATTTTCACCATCAATAAATGCACCGTGCTTTGAAGTAATGTGCATTACAGAATATCCCCGACTCTCAAGTTGTTCGGCAAATTCAGTCTCTGCCAAAAGACCAATAATGTGTTTGGTTGCCTTGGCACAAATTAAGATCTTATTTACAGGATTGTTTTGTATATTTTGAATAAGGTATTCACAGTCTCGTGAGGCAATATCTTCACCCTTCACAGAAAGTCTCATTTGAGTGGTAATCACCTTTGGAGGAATGATATAACCGTTTTGCACCAGTTCAGGAGCAGGAACCTTGACAATGATACTACCGTAGACTTCAGTATCATTCATTCCCGGTTTTCCAAATGCATTACTGTATTTTGGCGTGGCAGTAAAGAAATACGAACGATCTGCCTCTGCGGCAAAATATTCTACGGCAGGAAAGAAGTCGCGTCTGACGGAATTATGTGCCTCATCAAAGTATATTGTATCAACCTTGATGTCGGCACGTTGAATTTGTTGTAGGGAATTATAAGTGGTAAAGATAAGTTTGTGACCTTTTGTTGCCTCATACCAACCACGAATGATATTAGGTTTCGTGGTGCTAAAGTGATGAGTTTCACCACTGTGGACGTGCAGAACTTCTGCATTCACAATAAACTCAAGGTATTCTGCAGACAACTGCTCCACCAAAAGAATTCTTGGACAAACCACAACGATGGTTTTATCGGCATCAGTCGCAAATTGGCGTAGAGCATCACAAATGCCAACAAGAGTCTTACCTGCTCCTGTGGGCATCACAAGCACCCCTTTGCCGTGATTTGCCGTGGCATTCAGAGCAGTTTGCTGAGGAGGACGAAGAGAAATCACGGTGGTTTCATCGCGTATGTGATTATTATAGCAGAAAGGGGTCCCGTTGAGAACCCCCTGTGCCAGTTATGAGATTGATCTATTATTGAAATTCGTTATGTGGTTCAATCATATTTGCTTGTGGCAACCACTTGAAATCAATTGGTTTCAAAGTTCCTTCATCATGTGCTTTGAGAACACGTCGATAGTGTTTGAGCATACGCTTACGCTCACCTGTTTCCATTAAAACTCGAAGTTCATCGATATTGTTTTCTGTAGGGGGAGTACTAACTCCTTGACCCTGTTCCAGGAAGGAGTAAGCAGTATAATTATTATCAGGATACTCAAGTTGCTTTTCAAAAATAAAATACCACTTACGGTAGTGATCTGGTTTACGTCCCCAGCCAACTGCAAAGGTAGTTTGAGTTTTATTCATAGCACTAATACGCTCACCACAAACATCATCTTTAGAAAAAACATCTTTCAAGGTTTTTTGTGCTTTAGAAATATCATATGGTTCAATAGATACTTTAACACCTTCTGCGTCAAGAATTTCAGCAGCAAAAATTCTTCGGTTGTTTTTGCGAACTTCTTTATAACGAGTTTTCAAAACGTCAATTACAACTTCAATATCTTTTGCAATTTTTCCATAATGAAAACCTTTTTGGATCATGTACTTCACATCATCATCTGTACAATCATTCTTCTTTTCCCTATTGGGGGCATTAGCGATTGTACCGTATTGGAGAAGAGAATATTCATCCTCGCCAAAAATGATAGCACACGGAAAATACTTCCAAGGCAATTCAAACCGATTGTTGCCGTCACGAACGATATACTTAAAAGTGAATTCGGAACCATTTTCATCAACATAATGAATTGGTTCAGAAAGAACCGATACCGCAGGTTGGTAGCAATGATAATCGTATTCACCATCAGCAACTTCCTCCATAATTTGGTCAATAGTTATCTGAAAAAGTGCTTGCCCAACACGAGTTTGGCATTCGATGTTAAGTTTTCGAGCAACACTATGAGACATTACTTCATCTTTATGAAGAATTGCCCACTTTTCAAAGGTAATTCCAGGAGATTTCTCATAGTATCGCCCATGCTTCTCCAACTCTTCCAAATCAAAGATATTTTGATTTGGATTGATCGCCCCTTTTGTTTCAATAAGACAATATGTGCCTTGCAGATCCATAGAATCTCGGCACATCATTTTCAAAAGTTTATCTGCTTCAAGACGCTGAATTGAAGCACGAACAATTTCTTCTTCATTCTTATTATCATAGAGTTCTGGAATACGATTTTGTTTCAGAATCAGATCATAAACTTGTTGAAGGGTAAAAATAACTCCAGGAACAAAGTTATCTCGGAGATTCATCAAAAGATGTTCTTTGGTAGAAATCATAATCAAATTTGTTTACCCAATCAATATAACAAAAAACTTCCTGCCTGTCAACCCCCCTGTACCACTAGAAGAACTGGTCCAGTCCAACGAGTTCTCCAAAGGAATAGTCGTATAATAGTGCATCGGCACACACATAATGGGGATGTGTTAAAGGAACTCCTATTCTTTGACATAACTCTTTATGATTATCTTCCATCATCTCAACGGCATATAACATATGATTGAGAATATGATCTTCGGTATGATATTTTAATAATCTATTTTTCAATCCAACCAAAAAATTTCCACATCCTGCTGAGTTATCAATAAATGTACTATTTGGATCTTGTAAGATCTTTAATGAAATCTCATCAATCATACTCTCGACAAGTTCTTGGGGAGTAAAGACTTCTTGCGTTTCTTTAATTCTTTCATCGGATCTTTCAATAGTTGATCCTACTTCTTGATTATGTTTATTCTTTGCCATCTCTTTCTTCAA